CGTTATCACCAAGAAGGAAGAACTTGAGAACCAGTCCGAAAAGGCTGTAGTCAAGATCGTAGAAGCAAGAATGAAAAATGTTATGTCTATGCTTCGTCGTGAGATCAACCGCCAGATCCTCGCTGGTAGTTCTACCGTTCTCACCACCCTCAACACCCTAAACGGTGAAGCATCAACCACAGGCTTCATGGAGGCTGGTGCTGCCGCACCTGCTACCCAGACCAACACTGTTGGTGGTCTTGCTAAGAACACCCTCAATGTTCCCGGTTGGTTCAATGCCTTCCTTCAGGGTACTGCCGCAACCGTCGTAGACGACCTTACCTCTGTCTATCAGGATGCCCAGCAGTTCTCACCATTTGGTGACATCTCTTGTATCATTGCTAACCCAGCAACTTTCGCTGCTTACAAGTCAGCACTATTTGCTAACGAGCGATACATTGACGGTGAAACCCTAGATGGTGGTCGTCTTCGTCTCGCCTTCGCTGGTGCTGTAATGGAGCAGGACAACGAGATGCCCGCCAATGCTGGTGCTGCTACTCGCTTCTCCGCTCTACTACTAAACTTTGATGGTGTCAAGATGATCATGCACCCTGACGGTGACTATGCCGTTTCTGAGTTTGAGCACATTTCTGGTACTACTGCCCGTGCCGCACAGTTGTACTGGAAGGGTCAGTTGATCGCTGACCATCTTCGTGGATGCGGTCTGCTTTCTGGTATTTAATAAAAGGAGAAAACCAAAATGGCTACAAACACACTTATTCAATACCTTCAGACCGAAAGGTTCTCCGCTTTCCCCGGCGGTGCTAGTGAAGGTGTTCCTCTTGAAGCATCAAGTCGTCGTCAGGTTGAGGTTTACCTCGCTGGTGAAGCACTAAATGCTGGTGATGCTGTATCACTTGACTTTGTAACTGGCGGTCTTACTGACGGTCAGCGGGCTATTCAGGTCGTTCAGTCTTCAACTGCTGGTACTCGTACCGCTTTTGTAGGCATCGTTGACGGTCCAGCAAATGTTGAGAGCGATGATGGCTCTGGTGGTGTCATTGTTGGCGGTGCTGCCCGAGTTGTTGTCCGTGGGCTTGTTGAGGCAAATGTCCTCGCTCATGCTCAGGGTGACACCATCGGTGCTTCTGGTACTGCTGGCTCACTAGACACTATCGGTGCTGCGGGTCTACCCTGTGCTGTCGGTGTTGACGGTGCTGGTGCTCCCGGTGTTGCTACTGTCTATGTCCTACACGGCATGGCTTGATACTAACATAAACTAATATGCCCCCTTCCTGTTCTTTTACGGGGAGGGGGTTTTGTTTTATAACTTGACAGCCAATACATAAGTGAGGTGGTAAACGATGAACTTAAACCAGATAAGAGAACAAATAAAAAATATTACTGACTACTCTCCAGACCTACAGGCTTATGCGAACCAACTAGACAGCCTTATCAATAATGCTTACTTTAACATCTGGAGAAACAAAAGATGGAACTTTGCTGAGAAGCAAACCTTTCTAGAGGCTTACCCCGACATTACTTCAGAACGAGAGACTGCCGGTGTTGGACCTGCTATTACTGCCTTCTTTACTGATGGTCAAAGACTTGTTACTTTCTCTGCTCCAGTAAACACACTATGGAACAAGAAGGACATTTACGAAGGCAACATCATTGAACTCAACAGCAGAGAATACACCATTGTTCAGATCTTAGCACCTACACAACTTTCTGTTGCTGAACCTATCCGCATTACTGGTGGTGTTATTACAAACACTATTAATGACTGGAGAGTAAAGGCTAGGTTCTATACCCTACCAGAAGACTGCATTGAACTCTTATCTGTTGCTCACAGAGATATCCCAGTAGGAAACCAAGGCAACGGACAGATACTACCACCTTACGGAAAACTTTACGGCATCCTTCCTAGACACGATGAAGAACTAGGACTTCGTGAAGACTATACACAAACCTATGCTGAAGCCTATATTCCTATTCCACCAGCCATAGTCCCACCAGCAGAGACTTGGGATCATATTTTTGCTGAAGATCCAAACGGCGAGTGGGGTGCTCTTTCAGGACAATACATAGAACTATGTTGGTCTTTTATGAACCCAACAGGACAAGTTGGTCCTCTTTCAGAAGAGAAGATAATACAAGTTCCGGGTCAGATCGGAACTAATGCTCTACAAGTAAACTTCAAGACTTTTGATAACCAACCAGTTCAGTCCCTAAACAGTGCTTATGGTGTAGGACCGGGAACAAAAAGAAACCTAGAAGGACTAAGAAAAGTTCTTTGGTACAATGCAAACTTTGATAGAGTAACAGGAACTCGTCTTGGACTACCACAATGGAGACAAGTTATTCTTGGTGCTCCAACTGGTGCTATTGCTCCAGCAAACCAAGATGACCCAGTTATTGCTGCCGACATTGTTGCTAATGCTAAGGTTTATTATCCCGCTACTGCTCTTGGACCGGGCACTAAACTTTACAGAGAATACGACGGACAGCATCTTCGTATCCGTCCTTATCCCCGCATTGATGCTTTTGACTTTGAGTATCTAGAGGTTACGACCGCCTCAACTACACCACCTCGCCTTCGTGACTTCTTCCGTAGGCTTGAGATGAGATACTACTACAAGCCTGCTCCACTTGTTCTAAAAACTGATACACCAGAGTTACCCTATGAGTTCCACTCACTTATTGTTTATGGTGCTCTTGAGGATATCTACAACAAGTCAGGCAACTCTACATTAGCAGAGCAATACCGAAGAAAGCAAGAAAAACTACTTAGGCAGTTTGAGAAGCGGTATGTTGATAGAACAGACTTATCTTACCAGAAAGGTCAGTTTGGTGTTCCCCGTGACCGCTTTATCTATGACCAGCAGTCCCTTCGCAATAAGAGCCTATAACCATGAAGAGTATTAGCACTAAAGAAATAAGAGCCGCTGGTGTAAACCAAACTTGGCTAACAGCACCGGGCGATGCTAGAGACATTGTGAACTGCCGCCTAGATCCAACTGGCTATGGTTGGATAAATGATAAAGGTTGGGAGCCTGCTGATACTCCAAGACTTGGTGCTATAATACCAAACCCTACTTATATTTCAGCAGACAAGTCCGCTCTTTATATTTGGCAAAGACATAGAGGTGCGGAAGTTTACAAGATCCATAAGACCTCAGATGGTGAAATGGTTTATGTCCACTCTAATGATAGTATCTTTCCCAGAGTTTCTACTGTTGCTTTTGATAGAACACCAGCAAAGTCTGATGATGCTGACGAACAGTATGCTCCCTACGGTCGCTTTCTTTGTATTGTAAACGGCAAAGATATTCCACTCAAGTTCTGGGGCAGAGAAAAAACTTTACCTTTTGGTTTCACCAAGAGAACACCAGCACCAGAACTTATTGGTCCTGACCCCGAGTTCTTTCAGGGAAGTGCTGACTTTGGTGCTGGAACTACATCTTATCCAGAACTAGAAGCAGATAAGTTTGGGCTTGCTTTCTCTACTGGAACGGGTCTAGGTCTAGGTTTTACCGCAGATGACAAAGTAAATACCTATGGTTATTGTGTATCTTTTATTACAGACACAGGCTCAGAAAGTCCTTTATCCCAGATAAACTATATTAACTGGACCAACGCAGCAGACAATAACTTCCTTGGTTACTCCGTTTTACTAAACATACCACAAGGTCCACCGGGAACAGTAGCCCGTAGAATATACAGAACAAAGACACTAGGCGATGTAAGAAACGAGACACTTGTTGATGGTGCTCAGTTGTTCTATCTAAAACAGGTAAACGATAACACAACCAAAAACTTTGTTGATACTATCCCAGACGATATTCTTTTAACACCCGCACCTAGCGAGTTTGATAGTTCAGTTATCTCTTCTACCTACAAATACAATGCTTCTTGGGATAACCGCATGTGGCTTGCTGGTGGTCAAGGTAATGAAACTCGTATCATTTATTCTCAGCAAGGACTACCAGAGCAGTTTGGTTCTTTCAACTATTATGATGTAGGTAACACAAGCGGTGGTGCTATTACCCAGATCTTCCCTTACTACGACAACCTACTTATTTTCAGAGAACATGCTATTGATGTTCTTCGCCCAGCGAACAATACTCAGTATGTTCTTTCTAGACTTTACTCAAAGATAGGAACAAATGCTTCAAACACTATCACTAACATACCAGATCTTGGGGTTGTATTTCTTTCTTATGATGGTGTCTATCTTATTAACGGTGGTGTTCTTGGAGGCTCTAAAGTCCAAGTTCAAGAAATATCTCAGAAGATAACAACAGAGTTAGACCGCCTATCAAAAACCTCTCTTGCAAGGGCTACAGCAGCCTACAGCCGTAAAGAAAAAGAGTGGTGGGTCTGTTACCCTGTTGACGGAAATACAGAGAACACAAGGTGTTCTGTGCTCCATGTATCCGATGGTATCTCTTGGTCTTTTAGACACGACCTATCAGATGCTAGCACTACTATGGAAAATAGTTTTGCTATCAATAGTCTAGACACTCTACCCGATGGAACATTTATTGCTGCCTTTAGAAACTTGACTTCAGTATCAGGTGGTCCAATACCTATCCCAGTTATTACAACTGAAAAGCCCGGTGTCCTACAAGTCTGGACTGGTAATAGAGGTGGCGATAACTCTACCAGTTATTCTTACAATGGAGAAAGTTACACTTTTGGAGTTCAAATAACAAGAGATATTGTTTCAGAGTGGAAGTCTGCTTGGTTAGACTTTGGAGACGATAGTGTAAAGAAAAGGGTTCTATCTGTAGAAGTAGAGGTAGTTACGAAGGGACACAACGAAATAGAACTACTAACTGCTGTTGACTATCGTGATGACGGAACAACCGCAGGCACAAGACCTACTGCTGTGGCAGAACAATATGGAACAACCAACGAAGATAGTATCTACAACCCTACCATTGCTGGTCCATTTGATAAGTCTATCGCCGTTATTGGTACTTCTCAGTGGGGCGAGGCAAGAACAGCAAGACTACGGTGGGATGTAAACACAGGACTTGTAAGTTGGTTTAGGTTCTCTATCCGTAGTTCGTCTTATTTCCAGATCGTTTCTTACCAACTTGAGTATGTAGACGGACAAAGAAAGACCATCAATATTCCAGCAGGAAGAGGAAACACAAGATAATGGCTAAAGTTTATTCGGTTAGAAAACCACTCAAAAGCAACTACACAAATAATGCAGACTACAATGAGAACAGTAGTGAAATACTTTCTGCTTTCAACGGACAAATGGCTCAAGAGCAAATGCCTCACTCAGCCATTGACGGACCTGCTAAGACCAAAGATGGAGTTGTAAACCAAAACTACGATAGTAAACCCGATGGTTCTGCTACTAACACTACTGGTGTTATTCAGCAAACACAGGCTTACTTTATTACTGAGACAGACATTACTGACTTTACTTGGGATAGAGATCAAGAAGAGACAAGTCCAGTTGCTGTACTTGGACCACCTTCAGTTCAGTTCAACCAGACAGGCGGCTCTACTTCTTGGAACAAAGGTATCGTTCAACTAAGTGAATACATGGATAATGCCTTTATGAGAATACCAACAAAAGAAGGAATGATAAAAGGTCATGCTCTTGTAGACATTGAGTATTATTATGTTGGAACAAAGGCAAGTGGTTTCTCGGGTAACTTTGGTGCTGGCTGGAACTACCAACTTTATCTCTTTGTGGATGGCGAAATGGTTGCTACTACTGGTCCTTTTGCTGGCGGCACTCGTTCTACCTATTGTATGAACTTTGCTATTCCAGTAGGGACTTCACCTTCTACCGAGATCTCAATAGGTATGTCCGCTACCTTTAGCACAGAAGGTCAGTTCCTAAGCATTGGTCCAGCACAGGTAAATGTCTACAATGTAGTGCTATGGGCACGAAACGAATACAGGTAACAACATGGCAAAAACTTCATATACATATCAAGATACAAGAGCAGTTATCCAAGACACAGGGCTGAACTCTACTTTCCAAAATGTAGAGGACAACCTTGATGGAACATCAGGAAAACTAGACAGCATAAACATTAGGTCAGAAGGTCTAAACAGAAAACACTTTCAAATAAACACAC